ACTTGGTAGCATCATTGCCGTCCTGATACCATAGTTGATCCATTGTGGCTGTTAGCAATGGCTGTTCCTCAAAGTAACCTTCAGCGTTTTTCCAGAATGTTCTTGATGAATTTACTGAGCCGTATTGTATTTCTACTTTTGAATTTTGTGGAACTGATAATGTGGAATTTAATCGAATAAAATCTCTACCATCAGGACCTTCTACATATTCAATACGCCACACCGAATAACGCTGTGCTGATGTTGATATCTCTGTTTCCTGTGCAAAATTAGTGGTATCGAAATTAGCATTGTCAAATTGATCTGTTCTGCGCCATCCTGACAACTCAGGATCTGTTTCAGTGTTGCGATTTAAAAAGATTAGAGTCCTGCCTTCTAGATCTCTAATTTCGTCAATGCCATCTGTGTCTGCTAAAAATTCATCAACGTAACGATTATTAATTTGATCAAACTTGAGATCAGTTGCTAGATCTACATCACCTAGATCATTTAAATTATAATAAAAATTTTGTGCTGTTGAGTCTGGCACTTTAAATGTTACTGTGCCATTGTCTTCACCGTTATTAGTAACACCTAATATTGTTCTTGCTGAAATATTTGGAGTTTGTGTCAGTGTTCCATCAGTGCCTGGACTTGCCTGGATCCAAAAAGGATTACCGTCCTGTTCAACTTCAAATGTATAATTTCCACCTCTGACCAACGTGATAGTTGGATTATCACCTGCCTGTCCTTCTAAATTATATCCATCGTCTGCACGTGTTACAGCGTATGAGTCGCTTGTTGCTATCTCTGTTGCTTGAACATCAACTGGGTCAGGACCGCCTGATAACCAATAGTATTGACCAAAGTTAACAAACTTATCGTAGTCAACAAATGGATCCCATGCGTAGAATTCACTGGAGAATAACCTATCGTGTCTTGTTGTATTGCCGCCCCTAACATTAATGGCATCAACGATCTCTGGATATGTTATTAGATCTTTGGTCTTACTGGTGTTTGGAACTTTATAGGTAACTGTTGGTTCAAGTTGGTAATTAGTTCTTGTGGTGTCTGGTTCTAATACATACGAATCACCAGCATTAACTCCTAGTCCATATTTCCTTCCGATATAACCTTCAACACGCTGTAGACGTGATGGCTGGACCATTTGATCCAAAGTTGCGGCCAAGAATTTCTTGTTCGCATCGGTTCTAAATATTTCAGGTAGTAGATCTACCGATCTGATTCTAGTAGTTGCCATTAACTAATCCCACTGTTTGATGCTGTTTTTAATATGCTAGATGTCAATGCATCAACAACATCAATGTCGTTGACCGTTGCGGCATTAACGAATATCTCGTTTGGTGCTGATCTAACCTCATACAGATCGCCAAATGATTTATTTGGATCTGTTGGAACCAATACCACTGATGACACTATATCTCCTAATTGCTCATGTAGATATGCTGATAATTCAGAGAAATAAAATGTATCACCAAAGTCCCATTTATCTATGGTAAAATATTCATTCATTGCTTTGACCACACGTGATTTAATTTCACTGGTTGACGTGATCACTCCTTGATATTTGATCACCTTAACTTTAGCTCGTAATTCAGTAGCGGCCTTTGAACCAAACAATGGTTTAAATGTCACTGAATTCATGATCATGTTATCACTCAACATCTTATAATCATTTAATCCAGAGTAGGCCACTGATAATTCATCTATGGTTGGCTTGATTGGTTCTGTAACCTTGCCTGTTGTATCATTGATCCAGTTTTGATATGATGTATAATAAGCATTGGTCACTAGATATAGATCAATGATGTTAGTGATCGCTGGATCAATCCTGTGCCCATCACCTGAATTATGTCTATAGTGGAAATATAAATCCTGGCGACCAATTTTTGCTAGGTAGTCTGTGGTCTGTGCCAGTGTATATGTTGTGCCAACCACTGTTAACTTGTAAAATTTAAGATCAGTTGTTCCGTAAAATACTTGTCCGTCTAGATATTCTGTTTTTGCCAGTTCCATGGCATCCAGATCAGCATACAGTGTGTTAATATCTCCTGATGCCACTGGTAAGTATCTTTCTAAATTATCAAAGTCTGTGGTCTTTTCTAAGAACACTTTTTTAGTTGCGGCACTTACCGTTGGTGCCACGATGTCAGCAAATATATCTGGATTATCTGCTACACCGTCTGCGTCTGAGTCCGCATAACTTACTAATACTTTGAAATTGTCAATGAAACCATCTGTTTCGACTTCTTGACCAATAACATCTAGTTTAACATCTGATGTTAGAGCTGAATTTGAGTCAGGTTGTGAGTTTAATTTTAAAACATTAACGAAATCATTTACTACTTTACCGGTCTGTGGGTCGTAAATATTGTCATTGTCGTCATAGATAAATCTATTTTCTTGAACTGATGCAAAATAATAATTTAAATTACGATATTTTACCGTATAAGTTGACCCATCTGTAACGAATTGTGCTAACCAACTTGCATCTCTCTGTAGTCTGTCTGTATTTTTAGCATATGATAGATCAAATGTGGCATCTTGATTTAGGTTATCTGCTGAAATAATATACCACGTGCCGGTTAAATTATCATAACCTATGCCAAAGTTACGATATAGTTCAACCTGTTCGATCATTAGTGCTTCGATTGATGCTGGAATGTCTGTGACAAACACTGGAATAACTTCCGTGATGTCAGCACCTGTTGGTAAAAAGTTGTTTAGTGCCACAGGACCTGAACCGTCTGCTAGATTACCGTCGCCAAAGTTAGTGCCGTCTCCTGTTAAACTTGTCACAGTTGCCCATATTACTAATTTCTCATTGGCTCCTGTTGGTGTGCCTGCTTTTAATTTATTGTTAGCATCAAAATATAAACCACTGGGTGCTTCAAATTTAATTAGTGCGCCGTTGGCAATGTATTTCGTATTACCTGAGGCAATCGATCCAACTGCAATTGGATTGCCTGCGGCATTTTTAAAGTAACCGGTTGATTGATTCGTAGTTGATGTTGACTGTTGCCATAATATGTCTGTTGATGTTAGGTTGATTCTACCAAACTTGTCATTGTAAAAGTGTCTCATTGGTCGAGCTGAAATGGCTGGTTCCAATGTGTTGGTTATCGTTGATGAAATATCATTGGTATCAACAAAGGTAAATGTAAAGTTTGGATCACTGTAGTCTTGATAGAACATTCCGTCTGCACAGAATGAATTAGTAGACGAATATTTGCCTGTTGGATCCAATAGATCGAGATATCTATTAAGGCCTATTGATGATCTGCCAACTGCTTTTGATTTTAATATTGATGTATACTGTGTGTATGGAAAGTTATTGTAATCCTCTCCATTGACCATTCTATTCTGTGTGTAGAATCTGGCAGGAGCACGAGTTTTAATTTCATCTAGTGTTTCTCTTGCCTTGGCATTGGTCACGGGTTCTTGTAGGCCAAGTGTAAATGTGATAGTTTCGTTACGACCGTTGCGTGAAATATATGGTAAGCTCACAGTCACTGACTGTATTTCACCTGGATTGATCACATATTCTAGACCGTTTGATGTTCTAACATATGATCTATATGTGCCAACTGGTATCTTGGCAAACACACCGTCACCAAAGTTGATCGTGATAGTGTCATTGCCACCTGATTCAACTGAGTAAACTGTTCTTTGTTGTCCATCAACCACCGGAGTAGCACCTACACCATAGATTGAATCAACTTTAGTCCACTCTGTTAGTATACCATTGTCTTCTTCAAATAACCAAACATCATCATTGTTTACACCTTCAATTGAGATGTCAACTTCTCTGTTGGCAATTCTCTCACCTAGGGTAAATTGTTGATTAACTAGACTACCTTGTTTGAACAGGAAGAAGTAACCTGTGTTTGCCGAACCATAACCCAGTTTATCATTACGATATAGGACATTTAACTGTCCGTCTGGCTGTGGTGCTGGTTCGTAAACATAAGTCTTGTTTGCTGAAGTTGCTGATGTGACCTCAAAGCTCATGCCCACACCATCTACAGTTGATTCGAATGGAATAACTGGTAGATATCCAGGTGTCACGTTCAACTCATATTCGTCTGTCTGCACTCCCAATATGCTCTGACCCATGCCAGGACGACCATATCGTTGGCTTGATACCATGGCGGCATTCATCACTGTGTTAAACTGTTCAAACCAATCAGCATTGGTAGCATCATTCCAACGCACAGTCACACCACTTAGGTTAAAGCCGTTGAAGTCTGTGATTGATTCTGAAGTTGACACTGCTGTTACTTTGATATACCCCTGTGCGTTCTCATTACGCTTAGGTTTGTAACCAACTAGCTCTGCTAGTTTAACAACTGAGTCTCTGCGTTCTGCTGTGTCAATAAAGTTTTCACGAGCATTTAAATCATTACGGAATGCCAGGCCCTGTCCCATGAATGACATTAAGTCTAACAGGGCGATGAACTCTGATGACTCAGTGAAGTCGTTGAATGTCTCAGGATAATATAATCTGAGATAGTCAACCATAGACTTTCTTAAGGTCTCATAGTCGTAGCTCTGAAGGTCTGCCTCACGGAAAGTCTGATATAATCTCTTCCAGTCTTCCGCTCCAAATATTGATGTTTGTCTAGTTGTCTTCGCCATAATATCTCTCTGTTATCCAATATTTATCACTTTAGATAACTGCGTATATTATATTAGCGAATTTCTGCGGTCTGTGATTCTTGGTTAAAGAACAAGGTCAATCGCTGTTGTTCTGTGGTGGGTAATACCGTAACTTCTAGTTCTGTGAGAACACCGTTCTCTTCAGGATAGACATTGATGCGATCTAGTTTGACACGAGGATCTTGTTCTATGGTCCTCTGTAGTTCTTGTTTGATATCTCGCATGACATCATCGGTCTGTGGTTCAAATATTATGTTCCAGATACTAGTGCCATACGTAGGATTGCCTGGTTTCTCACCCTGTTTGATCATGAGGCTATTGAGAACATCTCGCTTGACTAATTCATAGTCAACGAGTCTGAACTTCTTATCTTGATCAATTGTATTAAATCCGTAGTAGGTTGCCATAATAGTATTTATGATCCTGAGATTCGTGGATCACTTAGTAATTGATTGGCTTCATC